ACATGAAGATGGTTCAGCGGTATCCTTATCTCAGCTACGTGGCTCTGGTGCTATCGCTCAGCTGTCTGACGCTGTTATCACTCTTGAACGAAACTCCATGAGTGAAGACCCTACAGTACGTCACACTACTAAGGTTGCAGTGGCTAAGAACCGTTATAACGGTCTCACAGGACCAGCTTGCTCCTTAATGTACGATATGAACACTGGACGCATGGTTGAAGTAACAATGGAGGAACTATGAGTAATACAGCAGACGAACGAGAGAAGATGTACATTATCAGCCGTATTGTTTTACACCCTACGGAACTGGTGACATCTAACTTTGAGAACATGGTCTCATTTGCCAAGGACACTAAAGGTGAGACTTATGAAGCTAGACTAGAGAAGCTAAAGGAGTTAAAAGGGTACTACAAAGCGTGGGATACTTGGCTTCAGTTGATTTACTGCCTAGACAGCTTACACTCAAACGGTAAGTACGATGATAGGTTTCTACCTGAAGCAACTATCAAACGGATGGATGAGAAGATCGAACAAGAATGGAGTGAGCGATGATTGAGTACTACAAAGTATTTGATGCTCATCATAAGACTGGTAATTGGGATAAAGGGGATTTACGTTACAGAGTAGTCTTTCACAAGGATCGTAGTAGGTTCATTACTCACCCTAATGAACTGTTTGTTTTCTGGTCATGGGCTTACGAAGACCCTCACATGGAACGCTTCCCTTGTCGCGGTCAAACGTCACACATTGGTAGGTATACTCAGATCAGGAAGGAAGATATGCCTAAGAAGGTGTATGATGAGTTTACAAAGTTCTTGGAAGAGAAATCAAGAGAGAACAATGTAGAGTTTAAGGAGGATTTGTAATGATTGAAATGATTATCGTAGGTAGCACAGGCATCGGCTACGCTATCGTAGGTACGCTACAGGGACTTAAAGGTGAGTACTCAAACATGGCTATCTGGATAGGGTATGCTGTGGCACAATATGGACTGTTTTGCAACCTCAAATGAAACGCATTGCTATCGACTGTGAAACCAATATGGCTCACACGATCATTCACGTAGCTGTCACTCAAGACATTGATAGTGGTGAGGTTCGTGTGTGGAAATCAGGTGAAGGTCTTTGGGAGTACCTCAAAGATGCTGACTTGATTACAGCCCATAATGGTATCGGATTTGACTTTCCTCTGCTGAATAAGCTATGGGGAACTAAGATAGGCCTTAAACAAGCCTACGACACTCTTGTTGTATCTCGACTCTTAGAGCCAACGAGGGACGGAGGTCACAGCCTAGACGCATGGGGAAAGACTCTAGGCGTAGCGAAGCTGGACTACAAAGCAACGTGGCAGTGGATGATGAACAGAAGGGAAGAGTATGAAGGAGAATCGTTTGACAATCCGCTTGATGGACTACTGTCTTACTATTGTTGTAGGGATGTGGCTGTTCTTGTTAATCTATTTCGGAATCTTTGCGATTCTGTTAGCGATAAAGGATTTTCCTCTGAGTCAGTTCTTTTAGAACACCAAGTAGCAGCTATCATCAACAAGCAAGAGAAGAATGGATTCAAACTAGATACCATTCACGCTACTTGTTTACTAGCTGAACTCAAGGGGAAGATGAGTGCCATCAATGATAGGATGCAGGAAGAGTATCCTCCATACGAGGTAGAGCGTATCTCTGAGAAGACAGGGAAGATTCTCAAGCCTGAATTGGTAGTGTTCAACCCTGCCTCTAGACAGCAGATAGCTGAGAAGCTCATTGGCCTTGGGTGGAAGCCTAAGAAGTTCACTGAGCCTACAGCTAACTACCCTCAAGGGCAGGCTATCGTAGATGAAAGTACTCTTATGGGTTTGAAGTACCCCATAGCGGGTATGATAGCTGAGTACATGATGCTCGGTAAGCGCATAGCTCAGATTGAATCATGGTTAGAGGTTGTAGGTGACGATGGTAGGGTACACGGTAGAGTCATCACCAACGGAGCTGTAACAGGCCGTATGACTCACATGAAACCTAACATGGCACAGATCCCTAACTCAGGCTCACCATATGGTCCTGAATGTCGTCAGTGCTGGACAGTGGAAGAAGGTAACGTCCTAGTGGGATGTGATGCAAGTGGTTTAGAGCTACGTATGTTGGCTCATTACATGAAGGATGATGCATATGTCAAGACAGTCACCGAGGGAAGCTCTAAAGATGGCACGGATGTCCACACGGTTAACCAAAAAGCAGCAGGGTTACAAACTCGTGACCAAGCGAAGACATTTATCTACGCCTTCCTCTATGGGGCAGGGCCAGCGAAGATTGGCTCGATTGTCGGTGGTAGTTCTACGGCTGGACAAAAGCTCATCAATGCCTTTCTTAAAGGGACTCCCGCATTGCAGCGTCTACGTGATAAAGTATCCGTATATGCGTCCAAGGGCTATGTACCGGGGCTTGATGGTCGTAAGATTTGGGTTCGTTCTGAACATGCGGCACTCAATAGCTTGCTTCAAGGGGCAGGGGCTATTGTCATGAAGAAGGCATTAGTCATCTTCAATGATAAGATCAAGGCTAACGGATGGGCTGTTAAGCTCGTTGCAAATGTCCACGATGAAATTCAGTTTGAGTGTTCACCTGACATTGCTGAGGAAGCAGGTAAAGCTTGTGTACAATCAATCAGAGAAGCAGGGTTAGCGTATAATCTACGTTGTCCCTTAGACGGTGAATACAAAGTAGGTAAGACGTGGCGAGACACTCATTAAGGAGTTTACTTGACAAAACACACTGAATGTGCTACATTATCGTAAAGGAGAACTTTTATGAAACAATGTAGCGTATGCAAAGAAACCAAGGAACTTGACCAGTTCTACAATGTTAAATCAACAAAGGATGGAAAAGGATACCGTTGTAAAGAATGCGATAACAAAGCTAGACAGAAGTGGTCTGCTAGTAACCCTGAACGATCTCATTTATCACAACGTCAGCGCAACTTGAAACATCGGTTTGGTGTAGATTTGGAATGGTACGAAGAGCAGTTTAAGAAACAAAACTATTCTTGTGCTATTTGCGAAACTAAAACAAATAAGACAGCGGGTGAGAGACAGTTTTGGAACTTCTCAGTAGATCATTGTCACGATAGTGGAAAGATTCGTGGTATCCTTTGTAACAACTGTAATCGAGCACTTGGTTTGTTCCAAGACAACCCTGAACTTTTAAAGAAAGCAGCAAGTTATGTTCAGTCAAAATGAAATCATTGAGATGGCTGTAGATGTAGGGTGTACCAGAAACGAAGCACGTGCATGGGAGCGTACACTTACTGAGTTTGCCAAACTGGTAGCAGCTAAAGTATTTCCTGATGGCGTGGATGCCGAATGGATTGCAAGACGTACCAAATACGCTGTTGAGCAAGAACGTGCAAATAACGCTTTGCTTTGTTACCAACAAAGAAAATATTGGGGTGCCTTAGCTTGTTCTGATGCAATCCGTGCAGGAACTAGAGCAAAAGGTGCAGAATGATAGACAAAACAAAAGATCTTAAATCTCAGATCATGCTGAACATTAGCGATGAGTCATTCACGCTACTCCATTCAGAAGATCTAGACATCCTTGATGTATACTTGGTGCTCTCAGCAGCTCTTGACTACATTGAGGATGAAGCAGAAGCTGTCTCTCGTAAAGAAGGTAGTTATCTACAGTGAAACGTACAGTGAAGGAATTGAAATGAACATTGAATTAGAACCAAACGAAGTATCTTTTATTCTCCAAGTGCTAGGAGAGCTGCCAACTAAGACAGGCGCTTTCATGCTCTTGAAGAAAATTGACGAGCAAGCAGTTGCTCAAACCCCTCCTGCTAACGCAGAAACATCGGCTACGGCCTAACCTAGAAAAGGAAAGAAGAAAATGTCAGATTTGAAACCAGTGAAGATTAGCGGTGAGTTGTTTTGGTCAAAGTGGATGGCTGAGTTCAACAAAGCCTTCAACACAGACAATGATCGCTACGAATGCACCATCGGTAACATCAGCGATGACGATGCAGCTAAGCTCACAGGCTTGGGTATCAAAGTCAAGCACAAGGATGCAATGGGTAACTTCATTGTCGCTAAGAGCAAGTACTTGTTC